CAATAATTCTAATCTGTATCTACACATGACAACAAACGGTGGTGGTCGATCAGATGATTGGTGGAAAAATATAGCAAAAGTGTTTGGTAAACATGGTAGAGTAACATTTTCAGTTGATGGACTCGAAGATACAAATCATCTGTATAGAGTCAATGTCGATTGGAAGCGAGTTGAAAATTCTATGGATGTTTATACTCAAGCAGGTGGTAAAGGTCTTTGGGTGTTTCTCATATTTGAGCATAATGAGCATCAAGTAGAAGAAGCAGAACGAATGGCCAAATTGTTTGGTTTAGAATTTATAAAGAAAAAAACAGGTCGTTGGGTGCAATCATATAAAGGTGATAAAATAAAAAGTAAAGAAACATCAAAAGGCAATGAAATAAAACCACCTAAAAATAAAGATTATCAAAATAAAAGTGTTAATGACTATGAAAAATTAATAGAGAGTCATGGAAATTTTGAAACATATTTGGATAATACAAAAATAAATTGTAAATCTTTACAAACTAGAGAAATATATATTTCAGCAGAAGGATTAGTAACTCCATGTTGTTGGACTGCTGGTAAATTATATAAAGCATATGAGAAAATAGGACAAAATCAAATTTGGTCTTGCATTGATGATATTAAAAATATTAATGCTTTACATACGCCATTACGTAAAATAATAGATGGCAATTTTTTCAAAAAAATTCAAGAATCCTGGAATTTATCAAGTTGCTCCGATGGGAAATTAAAAGTTTGTGCTGAAAAATGTGGAACAGGTTTTGATGCGTTTGGAGATCAATGGAAGTAAAATCTATTCGTGAACATGTTGAATGGGATGCTTCTTGGCAAGAGGTTGAGTTCAGAAGTGTTGATTATGTAAACAGAAATATAGGTTTTAAAAATTGTGCCAGTGCAGATCGTTTAATATTAAACGAAGTTGATTGGAATATAATTATTTGTTTAGACTTGAAATTAAACATTGTTGATGATTACATGAATGAAAATCAGCATATTATTTTTTTAAATTATACTGATTATTTAAAATATGCAAAAATATTTTTAAATTCATCAGGTGAAAAAAATCTACATCCACAAATATTTGTAAATGTGAAAACTTTTAATTTATTTAAAAAATTAGTAAACGATTTTAATGATATTTTTTTAATGCCTATCAATAAAAAAAATTTCTTAGAATTTACAATATGGTTTGAACCATCAAAAGATTTTTCATTCGAAGATGATGTAAATCAAGTAATTAATAATTTGAATTTTTCACAATTTAAAATGTATGAAAAAAATATTTTTGCGGAAAAGAAATGACGATACACATATATGGCGATAGTTTCGGTGCTGAATATGATGATGATGAAACTTGGCCTGTAGTTTTATCTAATTTAAAAAAAGAAGAAGCAGTTATATATGCACAGGCAGGAACTGGACCAAATTGGTCATTAAAAATGTTTATTGATCATTTAGAAAATGATGAAATAAAAAATTTTGATACTGTAGTTTTTTTACTATCGGATCATAAAAGATTAGAATTTCCTTTTTTAGAAAATAAACAACATACAGGAGGTACATTTAGAATATTAGAAGAGAAATGGCAACATCCATTTCAACCAGGTCCTTGTGTCACCCAAAGAGTATTAGATACGATGGGGGATCAATCATATTTGAATGATTATGTATCTGAAATAAGAGTTATAGCACAAACATTAGGTCCTATGTTTTTATATGAAAACGTAAAAAATATAACTTTTCTTCATTTAATTTCAAAACAATATAAAAAGATAAGATTTGTCGTATTTACTTGTTTTAGTTTAGAACATTATCTACCTCATTATGAAGATTTTAATATAAAATCAACTAAATTATTACATTCATTAAATTTTGAATCATTAGATGGCGGTAATTTTGATTATGTTAAGATACCCATTGGACATATGGTTGGTCAAAATGTTTCAAATTCGAATCATGTCTATAACCAGGAGAGCATTTTAAAAAATCATATGTCTCCAGATCAAAATAAAAAATTTGGTAAATTTGTTTATGATATCATCATGTATAATGAACCTGATAAATCTTGGTTTTCAACTGGTGATCCTTATGACGATATCACCGAGCAAGATAGACCTGTTGAACCTCTTTTCATATATGAGTAGTATAAAAATAAATTGTCTCAAATGGGGAACTTTGTATGGTTCTGAATACGTTAATAGAGCATTCGGTGGTCTTTTAAAACATTGTAAAGAATCTTTTCACTTTGTTTGCTATACCGATGACCCTAAAGGTATCTCGCCAAAAATAGAAGTAAGAGATATTCAAGAACTAAGACCATATGATACAAAAAGAGTTTTTACTTATGAAAAATTGATGTTAATTGACAGAGATGAATATGAAAAAAATTTATGGATAGATCTTGATTTATTAATACATGATGATGTAACAGATTTGATTACGAGAAAACATTCTAAAATTACATTTATTTGGAATTACTGGAATGATTACGAGAGAATGACTTTGTTTAATTATGGTAAAGGCGTATCTTGTCATACCAATTCATCATTTGTTGCATGGGATAAAGGAACTGCATCATGGTTGTTAGAGTATACTCACAAACATTGGGAAAAAATTGAATGGACCTACAAGAGTCTTGATAAGTATTTGTTTTATCAACATCATCGAAACGGAAGATTAAATTTGTGGGAAGAGAATATATTTTCAAATTTTAATAAAGAAAAATATGTGCTTAAAAATAAAGTTTCTCTTTTTAATACATCTCATCTTTATAATAATAAAGATATGAAAGATGTGAAACATTATGAATTACACGAATCATCTGCAAAGGATCTATGGATAAGTTATTCGAATGGATTGTAAATCATGATGAAATTTCATTGTTGTCTTGCCCAAGTTTTTTATTTGCAAATAACATAAGAAAATTAGGAATTGAAGTAGATAATATAAATTATGATATTAACTTTGCTGATATGCCAAGTGTAATATGTAAAGATTTTGCATTCGATGAAATAAAACTAAAAAATTGTGTAGTAAATTATAATTGCGAAAAGACTTATCCTGTCGGAAAAATGCATGAGGGTATTTTTATTTTAAGAGGTGATGACCAAGAACATAATGGTGATTGTAATCCAGTTTATTCAGTTGATCAATTAATTGAAGAGAATAATTTGACAGAAGTTTTTGCAACATATCAAACTAAACTAAAAAATAAAAAATATAATCACTATTGCGTTTATGGAACAAATTACTAAGTGGAGAGATAATAAAAATAAAATTTCTCAACATAATATTGTTATAGGTGCTTATAATGAACAAATTGGTCAAATTAAAGAATTAATAGGTGCGGAAAAAGAAAAAATATCAATATGTGATAATATAAACCGAGAAACTCCTTACTATTGGGTATTTCAATGGATAAAAAATAATCTTCCAGCATATGAAAAAAGTTTTGAAGATTCTGTATCACAGGGTCAATTTGAATCTAAATTATGGATGCATGAAGAACTTAGTAAAATTTATTTAAACGATGTTCATGTAGATATTATTGGTTCATGGTTTGCTTTTCCTATGATAGAATTTTTAATAGATCTTTATGATGTAAAACAAATAGATTTGTATGATAAAGATACAAATTGTCATAGTGTAGTTGCTCAATATATAAATCATTTTGACTTAGATATAAAAATAGCACAGTTTGGTGACATATTTGAAAGAAAAGATTATCGAAGAAGACAATTAATTATTAATACTGCTTGTGAACATATGAACGATATGTCAGAATTAAAATCTACTTATAAAGATTATCCTGAAAAACCAATATTAGTCTTACAATCAAATAATTATTTTGGATTACCTGAACATGTTAATTGTGTCAAAGACGAAGATGAGTTAGTTGAAAAAAATCATATTAAAGAAGTATTATATAAAGGAAAACAGTCTCAAAAACTTTATGATAGATTTATGGTTATAGGTAAATGGTAAATCTTGTTTTAGTTAGATCTGGAAATAAGTATAGCAAATGGTATGAACATAACATAGTTCATATGCTTAAAGATAATTTAGATTATGATGAACTTATAGTAATTGAGGATGGTGAGGGTAGTGTATATGATAAACTTAAAATGTTCAAACTTTGTAATGATGATGAGAATTATTTATATTTCGATTTAGATATAATTATTAAAGGATCTGTTTGTCACTTGGTCCGTGACAAATTTACTTTACTTCATGCTTGGTGGAGAAAAGAATTCCACACACCACTAAATTCATCAATCATGTCATGGAAAGGAGATCATTCTCACATCTACGATAAATTTTATGAAGACGAAGATTATAATAGGATCAAATATCATAGAGGCATTGATGAATATATTTTTAAAGAAATTGAATACCAGACTTATGAAAAAGTATGCTGGTCTTGGCCATGGCATAGAAGAAAATTAGATTATCCTGTTTGTTTATTTAATCATGATACCACAGATGAAATGCAAGTTTATGAAGAATATATGTTAAATAAATGAAAATAATACAAAAATTTTTTAGTGAAGAAGAATGTTTTAATTTAATTCTTTTGCATAAAAACAACGTAAATACTGCATTAGTAGTGGATCAACATAATAGACAGTATAATCCACTGGTCAGAAAAACAAAAGTTTTTGTTTGGTCACATGATGTAAATCTTGAAAATAAGTTTCAATCCTCACCAATGGTTTTTCAATTTGCTGAATATTCACAATTAGATCATTATAATTGGCATAATGATTATATTACGCATAATGCAAGAAAAAGAATTGAAACGTGTATTGTTAATTTGAATAATGAATATAAAGGTGGCGAGTTTGAATTAAAAAATTATGGAAAAATAGAGTTAGATATAGGAGATTGTCTTAGATTTGATTCAAGAATTGATCATAAAGTTTATCCTGTTTTAAAAGGTAAAAGATATTCTTTGACAGGTTGGGTGTATGAACCATATTCGATTGAAAAATTATTAAACGGTGAAGAAGAATTTGAATAAAACAAAAGTATTTGCGGTTAGAATAGGTGACAAATATGGTCAAGATGTAGAGGATTATATTGAATCTAAAATATCGAATGTGACATGGATTCGTGACGAATTACCAGGTGTAAAATTGCAATGGAATAAATTACGAGTTATGAATATGAATATTGATGAACCTGTTCTTGTAATAGACATTGATATGTTTTTTATGAATGATTACGTGAAAGCCATAGATTATCCCATTCGAAGAGGTGAATTTTTAACTGCAAGATCTTGGTGGAAAGATACGTGGAACGAAAAATATAGTTTGTGCGGAGGTTTTCAAAAATATTATCCTTCTGATTGTAAATACATTTATGATGAATTTATGAGAGATCCAGAATATTGGTCTCAATACTACATCACAAGAAAAATAACAGTTGGTCCTGTTAATGGAGAACAATATTTTGTAGAAGATCAGGTTAATAAAAAATTACATTTAAGTTTCTTACCTGATACTTGGATGAGTGCAATGTGTGATAAAAATGATAAAAAAGAACTTGCTAGATTAAATGCTCTTTATCCAGATGATTATTTGTATCTTGATGAATTTAATAAAAAATTAAAAATAATTCATTTTAAAAATTGCGATATGGATTTAAGATTCATTTAAAATTTCATTGTAACCTATTAACATATCAACCATATTTTCCGCTTTTCTTATTTTACTTCTTGCTTCTCTATTTTCACTATTTTGTACTTCTTCTTTTTCAAATATTTGTAATTTGTATTTAAATAATTGTTCCGAAGAGATATCCAAAAGAGTATCAATATTATCAGGAGAATTATCTGATTCATCATCAATATCATTTACAATAATATAGTAATAATATAATGCTTCAATAATAGATTCAGATTTTCTAATTTTTGCTCTGGTTTCTTTTTTATCAGTTTCTTGAACAGGTGGGGATTCAAAAATTTCTAATTTTGTTTGAAATAATTCTTCTACCGAAGCATTTCTAATACCTTCAAAACTTAAAGGTGTGCTTTGATCGATTACTTGTATCTCTAAATCACCATTCTTCTTATATTGAAGATAAGATTCAAAATCCTCTTGAACTTGTGCTTCTGCGGAAAAATATTCAGTTGTTGTTTGTTCTATTAAAGCATCTGTTTGCTTAGGAAAAACTTGAACAAATGCCTGGAAGCATACTGATTCTCTTCTAACTTTATCGTTTTGGGCTATAGCATCTTTATCTTTTGTTTCTGAGTATCTTATCACAAGTAAATTGTCAGGATCGTCCATTACATCTCTGTCATATCTTACAGATTGCAAACGAACTTGCTTCCAAAACTTTTTCCAATTTTCGATGGTATTTGTATTCAATGCTTCTTGATGTGTCATTATCTCTCCATGAATATTAAATTACGGTGATCTTTCTCCACTAATAACTAAATGCCAAGGGCCTTGTCCATTCACAAGACTACCACTTGGTGTAAATGTTCTTGTGTATAAACCACCAAAAGGGCCATGCAATTGATTCGTTGTACCGTCATATCTTGTGTCATAAAATGTGCTTTTAGTATTTGCAGGAGTTCCTGCACTGGCTAATACCGTATATAGAGGACAATTTCTTTGCAGAACATTAACAAAAATAGAATCAATTAAATAATTTGAAAAATCATCTACATTTTCTAATTGAATTTCATTATTACTACTGTCCCATCTAGCATAATCATTCGCCGAAGTAGGTTCAGTTGTATTAGCAGTTTTTAACCATAAATTATAAGTTGTTTGTGTGGTATTTGGATAGATCGTATCAGTAAAAAATACACCTTTATCGACATACGTGCCTCCAGCGGGGGATGAAGATGCTACAAAATATGATCCAACTTCATCGCCAGTTCTAATTTCGGAGATTGCATCGGTAACAACTGTATCCAATAAATCTGTCTCTGATGTAGGACCAATCTTTAGATGATCTGAATTCCAAAATAATACACCGTGTGAATTGATACTTGCTGATGAAATAAGAGCAGGTGCGTTATTTTGCATGTAGTATGCTGTTGTACTTGTTTCTGTACCTGTTTGATCACTACCAAAACTTTCATCAGCACCTATAGGAGGAACATTATTATCAGGGTTAGTTACTGAATAAAGTGTTCTATCACTATCTACTGCCGATCCTATTGTTACAAATCCTGATATACCAGGATCTCCAACATTTAATCTACCAGTAGTGCTAGTTGAAGTATTCAAATAATGAGCATATCTTTTTCTTACATAATAACTTAGTGTATCTAATTCATTATCGGTCATTTGATATAATGAATTAGAATTCCAAACTATTGGTCTAACTACTGCCATAAAATTCCGTTGACAAAAAGTTCATTTTACTGTAAACTATATACTTATTTATGTAACATTGAAACATCGTTATGAAAATACTTTATATCACACCACATCTTTCTACAGGCGGTGCGCCTCAATATCTTCTCAAAAAAATTGAATTTCTCAATAACGAACATGATATTCATGTGATTGAATATAATGATTATGGTGCTTATCGTGTTCAAAAAAATAAAATTATTGATAAATTAAAAAACAAACATTATACATTACGAGAAGATAAAAATCAACTCCTACAGTATTTAGATGACATAAAACCAGACATTGTGCATTTTGAAGAATTTCCAGAATTTTTTTGCGATAATTTAATTTCTGAAAAAATATACGACAAAAAAAGAAAATATAAAATATTTGAAACATCGCATGATTCATCTTTCGATCCAAAGAATAAAAGATTCTTTCCGGATAAATTTTTATTCTGTAGTGATAATCAATTAATAAAATTTAGATCGATTAATGTTCCTGCATGTGTCATTGAATATCCAATCGAAAAAAATGTGAGACCCGATAGGTCTGTTGCTTTGAGAAATTTAAATTTAGACCCTGCTAAAAAACATGTATTAAACGTGGGTCTTTTCACACCAAGAAAAAATCAAGCAGAAATTTTTGAATATGCTAAACAAATGCCAGACGTTTGTTTTCATTTTGTAGGTAATCAGGCAGAAAATTTTAAAGACTATTGGTATCCTTTAAATGAAAATAGACCAGAAAATTGTTATGTTTGGGGTGAAAGAGATGACGTAGAAAAGTTTTATTCTTGCATGGACTTATTTTTATTTACATCAAAAGATAATCATGGTGACAAAGAGACTAACCCATTATCTTTAAAAGAGGCAATATCTTGGAATATGCCCATCATGGCCCATAAGATAGATTCTTATCTTGACAAATTAGATGATAAAATAACTTGGCTATCACATGATATGAGATGTAATGTGATAAAAATGTATAGATTATTAGGGTTAAGTAATTATATTTTAAAATGCTGGAATGAAGATTTAAAATTTAATTTTCAAATTCATCAGTATCAAGAATATCTTAATGAAAAATTATTGTGTTTATACGAAATAGATACAGATCTTTTAGTTTACAGAACTAAATTATATGATGGCATGTGGATGCAACCCAACACAAGTAAAGAAGTTGTTAATGGTTTTACTGTTAGAATTTATGATGCACCTCATGATTATTATTCAAATCTTTCTAAAGTCGATCTTACAAGTGATTCACATATTTTATTTGAGAAAAAATTTCCTATGAAAAAGGAGGTAGTTCTCGATCAAAAATATCATGGAATAAAAGATGATGCATCTGCTTGGTATACCTTGTTTGAAACTTTGATAAGAAAATTTTATCAAGATATGAATATTAGTAAGGGTGACACAGTAATCGATATTGGTGGTCACTATGGTTTTTTTGATAAATTTGCGTTAGATGAAGGTGCTTCTTTAGTTCACACAATTGAACCGACTAAATCTACTTATGATATACTATGCAAAAATCTTGGAAAGTACAGAAATGTTATAAAACATAATTTTGCAATTAGTGACAAAGAGGAGTATAAAACATTTAAACATCTTGGTCCTTCTGCAACATGTACTTTTTACGATGAAGACAATTGGAATGCATCAAAAGACAATCAAAATTCAAATGGTTTAATGGTTGAAGAAAAAGTTCGATGTATGTCATTCAATCAATTTCTTAAAAACAATGATCTTAGTAGAATAGATGCATTAAAGATTGATTGTGAAGGTGCTGAGTGGGATATATTAACAACAATATCTGATGATTTTTATCGATATAAAATGAGAAAATTTTGTATGGAATCTCATGATTTTGCACCTAATGCAAAAGAAAATGTTACAAAATTTATTGATAAATTAAAAAATTTAAATTATCAGGTCAAATCAGATAGTGAAGTATTAGAAGGAGGTACTGGTAATGTGTGGGCAACTCGTTATCCTAAAATAAAAGTTGTACATATGTTAGTTGACGTTGATGGAGAAAGAGAAAAAAAATCTATTCAGCATTTAAAAAAATTATGTGAGTATGCAAGTTGGGAGTATAAGCAAGAAATAAATGAATTACATATTGATTTGCCGCCCAGCAAGACTTGTGCAAGACCTGATGATGTACAATTAGAACCTGGTTCATATAAATTGTCACCTGCACATTATGGTAATTATCTTGCTCATGTAAATGCAATCAGTAATAATTTATATCCAGAATATGATGGTGTTTTATTTTGCGAGTGTGATGCTATTTTTGTAAGACCTATACATGAGGTGCATAGACAAATTATGAATTCTTTAGATGATTTAGATTATCATGACATGTATTTTATGTCATTTGGTAAAAGAATACCTGACTGGCATTATGAAGAATATGATAGTTTCGGTGTTACCACAAGAATGTCAGAAGCACATTGTTATTTACTTTCATGCAGACAAGATTCAAGAACTTACTATACCGAAAAGATAAGTTCTTCAAAATGGGACACATTTGATTTATGGTTGAATGATAATATTTTTAATGATGTAAAATCAGGCATTGTTAAAAAACCTTTGTCTATTCAATGTTCAGGTAATTCATATCTCGACAAATCTTTTAAAGATGGTACTACTTTGATAAACAATGAAGACATGATTAGTTATGAAGAATTTTAAATTATCGTTAGTATCGTCTTGTTATAATTCTGAAAATTTTTTAGATGAATTAGCAATATCAGTTTTTGATCAAAATTATCATGACTGGGAGTGGATATTAGCAGATGATTTTTCTGAAGATAATACTCAAGAAAAATTAAATGAATTGAGTCAACGATCTGATAAAATCAGAATTGTTAAACCTGATCACAAAAAACAAATATGGTGGAATCCACAACTACATGCTACAGGTGATATAGTATGTCATTTAGATTCTGATGATAAAATTCTACCAAGAACATTTGAAAAGATAAATTATTATTTTAATTTGTTTCCAGAAGCGGTATTATTACACTTTAATGCGAACAAGTATTTTAATAATTTGCCAGATGAAACTTCAAATATTTTTGAATCATTCAAAGATAATGTATACATGACAACTGATAATGATTCTTTTCTTGAAGGTTTCGAAAAATTATATTTCAAGAGAACGAATATATTTGGTTATCTAAGAATATTTAAAAATTTACCAGGATTGTTTTTTCCTGAACATAAAGATGATGATGCTTGTTTATCTAATGATGGACAATGGTTATTGACATTAGAAAGACATGGTAAATGGATTACAATACCGAGAACAACTTACATTGCAAGAGATCATAATCAGTCAGAAAATTACAGGAACTGGAATCCCAAAGGTGAAGCAAAATTAGTTATACAAGAAAGAGAGTATAGAAAAAATATTATTTTAGAGTATCCTAGAAATATTAAGTATTTTGATGACATTTATGATTTTGCAGAATCAACATATTTGAGTAAATTGAATCATGAATTTACACGAAAAAAAGTTAGTTTTATAAATTTTGATGATAGTGTGGTTAAACATCTAAAAGTAAAAAATTTATTCTTTGATCAAGATATAAATTTTAATGATTATTCTGAAAATGTTAATTACTTTTTTATAAAAATTAATTTACAAGACACGCCACAATCTATTAAAGATATCATTCAAAAGTTACCAAAAGATGTAAATTATGAGATAAACTTTTTTTCTGATAATGTAAATTTACATCAAAATAATAGAGCAAAGAATGATAATTTAGAAAATATTAAACAAACTATTCTTTCTTTAGGTTATCCTTTAAATTGGTATACACAAGACAACCGAATGCATTTTTATACGAATTATGAAGGTATAAAAATATTACCAGAAATCGTATTAGAGAAATCAGAAGGTGTTGGAGTTTTTAAGACTGTACAAAGAGAAGAAAAAGTAGAAAGAGATTATTTAAAAATAATGCAAATTCATGTTGGATGTGGTCTTGAGATACCACCTAAAAAATATGGTGGACTTGAAGAAGTAGTACATCAATATATGAGAGTTGCAAAAAACAGAGGCCATGAAGTAAAATTAAAATGGCTTGATGATGTTACACAAAATGATCTTGAAGAATATGATGTCTTTCATAATCATACTGGAGGTTTTTATGATTTAGTCAAAGATAGATGTATTCCTTACATTTTTACGATGCATGATGCTTTTGCAAAAATACATGGTAAGTCATCTCATTATTACATGACAAATAATGAAACAATCAAACACTCTTTATTCAGTTTAATACCAACTGAAGATATGATTGATTGGTTTCTATATCCTGAAAAACTAAGAAGATTACATCATGGTGTTGATACAAATTTCTTTTACCCTACTGATGCTAAAAAAGAAGAACGATTGATTTGTGTTGGATCAGGTGATGACAGAAAGGGATTTCATTTTGCATTGGAAGCGGCACATAAATTAGGATTACCCATTACAATCGTAGGACCAGATTCTATACATGATGATTATAACAAAAAGTTTTATGAGATAGTTGACAAATATAAGAATGATATTGACATTGAATTGTCTGGAAATGTAGATAAAGATGAACTTAAATCATTACTTAATCAACACCAAATAATGATTCATCCTGCATCTCTTGAAACAGGTCAACCTTGTCTTGCAGTATTAGAAGCAATGGCTTGTGGTATTCCTGTAGTTGGGACAATGCAAGATAAAATTGATATTAAGGGATTTGAATTATGTACAAGAGAAATTGATTCGATTGTTGATGGTGTAAAAACTGTATTGAATGATTATGATCAATATTCTAAAGATGCAAGAAATTTTGCAAGAGAAAGAGATTGGGAAAATATATTTGACAAACTTGAACAATATTATTGGGAAGCAAAAAATCTAAAATACACAAAACCTTTCAATATGAAAGATAGATTAATATTTTCATATGAGAACACATTGTATGAAAATAATAATATATTCGATTTAACTATAAAACCAAATCCATATCTTGTTATTCGTGGCAATAAAAAAGCAAAATACGATGTTCAGTTTATTGATAATGATACTCAAAATATTTTTTACAGTAATCAAATTCTCACAGGGCAATGGGTTGCTTGTACAATAAGTTATTTCGTTAATTGGAAAGTTATTGTAACAAATTTAGATACGAATGAAATTGAATATGAATATTTACATGATTTAAAAAATAGAACAGTACATGTATTATTAGATACAACTGCATTAGGTGATACATTAGCATGGATGCCAGTGGTAGAAGAGTTTAGAAAGAAGCATAAGTGCATACTGCATTGTAGCACATCATATAAAGATCTTCTCAATGATTCATATAAAAATATTACTTTTCATGAATTAAATTCAAATCTAGATTTTTGTGATTTTTATCATCGCATAGGATTTTTTCAAAAAGGCGATTTATCTCCGGTTGATATGAGAGATGTTTCATTGCAAAATTTGTGTGCGGAAATGCTTGGTGTAAGCATGAAAGAAAAACCATGCAATATTGTAGTCAAAGAAAAAGAAACTGAATTGACAGAACCATATGTTTGTATTGCTACACAATCAACTGCACAAGCAAAATATTGGAATTATGAAGGAGGGTGGCAAAAAGTTGTTGACTTTTTGAAAGATAAAGGATATAATGTTGTGTGTATTGATAAACATCAGTCTTTTGGGAAGGATAAATACTTTAATTACTCTCCTAAAAATGTCATAGGTAGACACGAAAGGACTTTAGATCAAACCATCGCAACATTAAATGGTGCTGAATTTTTCATAGGATTAGGATCTGGTTTATCATGGCTTGCTTGGTCGTTGAAAAAACATGTGATCATGATTTCAGGATTCAGTCATCCGAAGTCTGAGTTTACTACAAAATGTATTAGAATTCATAATGAAGATGGTTGTAACAGTTGCTACAATCGTCATGTATTTGATAGATCAAAATGGTTATGGTGTCCTGATCATATGGATACAGATAGAATGTTTGAATGTACTAAAAACATCAAACCTGAAGTTGTATTCGATGCCATTGATAATGTGATAAAACTCATAGGTAAAAATGATAAAAACAATTAAACCCCAAGACTTTGCAGTTATAATTGAAGACATGGTTCATACTAAGAAAATGACTTACTTAGATGCCGTGTCTCAATATTGCGAAGATACTAAAATGGAACCTGAGACAGTTGGAAAACTTGTTCAAGGTAATTTAAAATCTAAGATAAGGGAGGAAGCCGTAGACTTGCATTTTTTACCAAAAACTGCTACAATACCTGGATTATGATAAAGATGGATCCCTTTGATTGTTATAAAGAATATGTGGCAATCAAGACACATTTCCATGCTAACAAGTATGATTACTTTAAGCATCGGAAAAGAAAAATCTCATTGGATACTTTTAAGAAACGCAATGATCAATTATTTTTTGTGAAATTGTCGAAAGATTATAAAGATGATGAGATTTCAAAATTCTTTGTTGCAAACTTTGTAGATAATGAAAACTTGTGGATTGGAGATGCTCTTGATGCACAAGCAGAATTTAAATATAAAGAATGGCAAAAAAGAATACAGAGCATGAGTTATATTTTTAGTAATGATATTGAGAAGTTGTTAGATAAAGATGATTTTGATAATTGGTTCAAAATTGTTGATGGACAACATCCGATGTTACTAAAACAAACGATTGCTAAATATATTTGTATGGAAACTTTTTCCATACTTAATATGATTCTTAACTTTGTTCCTGACTGGGACAAAAAGATAAAAGAAAAAATTATCTGGCCTCAGTTCAAAAATAAAGTTATGAAATATTCTCCGTTTCTGGAGGTGGACAAGAAGAAATTTCGTAAAATACTACGAGATACAATTAATACAACGAATATTCCGAATACGAAAGGTTAATATGGCGACATTATCCGCACTCAAAAAATCCCGTAATTCCTTCATGGAAAAACTCCATAAAGAAATTGAAAAAATTGACTCTCCTCAAGAATCAAAAAGTTATATCGATGATCGATTCTGGAAACCAGAAGTAGATAAGTCTGGTAACGGAAGTGCGGTCATTCGATTTCTTCCACCAGTCGATGGTGAAGATATTCCTTGGGCAAGAGTCTTCAATCATGGTTTTCAAGGTCCAACTGGACTATGGTATATTGAAAATTCTCTGACAACTCTGGGTAAGAAAGATCCAGTATCAGAGTATAATTCTCAACTCTGGAATTCTGGCATCGAAGCAAATAAAGAAATTGCTCGTAAGCAGAAACGCCGTCTGACATATATCAGCAACATCTATGTTGTGACAGATTCAAAAAATCCACAGAACGAAGGCAAAGTTTTTCTTTACAAGTATGGTAAGAAGATCTTTGATAAGATCAACGATGTTATGAATCCTGAGTTCGAAGATGAAACTCCAATGAATCCTTTTGATCTTTGGGAAGGCGCAAACTTCAAATTGAAGATTCGCAAAGTCGAAGGTTATCAAAACTATGATAAGAGTGAATTTACTTCAAGTACACAACTTCTTGAGAACGAAGAAGAACTTGAAAAAGTTTGGAATTCACAATATGCATTGTCTGAATTTTCAGATGAGGCACAATTCAAAACTTATGATGAGTTGAAAGCAAGACTTGATGCAGTTCTTGCTCTTGATACTCCTCCTATCACAGAGAATGTTTCTCGTCCTGAATCAAAGCCTAAAACTGCTGAGACTCAAGAGCCAGCATATGCGGGTGGAGATGAAGATGAGGATATGTCTTATTTTGCTAAATTAGCAGAAGACAACTAAATTTAAAGTTCCTGGGTTATCGACCTGCCTCTGTGGCCACGGTGTCAATTAATCCAGGAACATTTATTATCTCCATTGAAGGTGATTGGAAATTATTGTATGATACACGTTGATCAACATTCACTGGATTGAAATCTGGATTTTGTTTTTGAATTGCCGCTACATATTGATCTCTTTGACTCATCAATCTACTTTGTGCATTCATTAATCTTAATGCATCGAATTGATCTTGATCATATGATGATTGTATTCGAGGATGGGACTTTGATCCGAACCTACTGAAAGCATAACCAAATGACAAATTTTCATTTCCAACCTCTTTAGCCGCCATCATAGCAATATCTTGTCTAAATTTACCTTTTTTAAGATCATCCGGTGCTTCTTTTTTCATCAATTCAAAATATTTGTCT